AGAGATAGCAACTGAAGAAGAGATAGAGGAATTTACAGAAGAGGAGTTAGTTGAGTATGAAGAAGCAAAAGAAGAAGCTATACAAGAGTATGTACAAGAGCTTACCAACGAAGAAGCATCAGAGGTCCTAGAAGAAGTTAATGATATTGGTGTTCAGAACTTAGACCAGGTATCAGAAGAAATACAAGAGATAGTTCAAGCAGTAGTTGAAGAAGCTATTGAGGAGATAGAAGAACTTACAGAAGAACAAGTAGAAGTTGTTGCTGAAGTATTACAAATAGAAACAGAAGATGTTGAGATAATAGCTGAAGCTGTCAAAGAAGATGAAGTCGTAGCTGAAGCTGTAGAAGAATATGTAGAGAGAGCTGTAGAGAACGCAGGTGTAGAAGACTATACACTTGCTGATGTTGTCACAGAAAAAACTTATGAGGCATTCCTTGAAAATCCAATAGAAGTATTTGTAGATGTTGATATACAAGATATAAACCTATCAACCATTGGTGATGACATGACTCAAGACCAGAGAGAAAAAGCACAAGAAGTTGTAGTGCCAGTTATTTTGACTAGAATAGTAAGTATTGCAGCATTTGTAATGAGGAAAACATTATGATTAAAAAAATATGGAATTGGTTTGTAGAAATAATTAAGGAAACATTAAATTTGTCATGGACTCTTGTAGGTCTTGTTATTGCTACATTAACACTTACTGGTTCAGCACAACAAATTACAGGATTAGCCACTATAATTACATTAGTTATATGGTTACTTACCATAGGATTTAGAAAATGATATGTGGATTATGTTCAGGTAGCTGTGCTACTTGTCCATTAGGAGGAGGACTAATAAATGAAACTCACAGTAGTTAGAACACAATTTGGAACAGATGCAACTAATGGAATATTGTTAGTTAATGGTCAGTTTGAATGTTATACATTAGAGGACCAATACCAGGCAGTAAAAGTTATGCACGAAACCTGCATACCTGAGGGAACATACGATATAAAGTTTAGAAAAGTTGGTGGATTTCATACTAAATATTCAGAGAGATATGGTAACTCACACTATGGTATGTTGCACTTACAAGATGTACCTAACTTTACTTACATACTTATACACGCAGGAAATACAGATGAACACACATCAGGTTGTTTAATAGTAGGGGAAACTCAACAAGATTTAGATTTAAGTGATGATGGATTTATAGGACACTCAGGCAAGGCGTACCTAAAGTTATATAACAAGGTGGCAAAAGAGTTATTACTTGGCAAAGAAGTAAGCATAGAGTACACAACTATAACTAAGTTACTAGAAAAACCTGCATCAAATGCTTCCACTGATGATGTTATTTTAACTAGAACAGTTATGGATAAATTGCAAGAACTGAAAGAAGATATTTCTGAAGTCAATGGAAATGTTATAACTAATAACGCTATGCTAAAAGGTAGATTAATAACATAATGTTTGAAAGATTTAAAAGAAAAAGAAATTCTGATGGTACATTCAAGAAGGATGTGGGGTGGACACCTTGGAACGAAGCATGGAGTTATAAAATGAGTGATGACTTAAAAGATATGCTTGAAAGAACCGCCTGGACCTTTATTGAAGCGTTCATAGGTGCATTAACAGTTGCACCTCTTGTTGGTGTAGAAGCTGAAACACTTCAGTTAGCTGCACTTGCAGGTGGTGGTGCTGCATTAGCAGTAATCAAGACATACGCTAAAAAACAAATTACAAAATAAAAAACTATCACACTGGTCTTGTATAATATAGATACAGGGCAAAGGAGGTAAATATGCCTAAAATACCAGAAGAATGGGGAAATAACTTCTATAAATCAGGGTGGCAACCAGGGTTAGAAGTAAATTAACAGACAGGGTTAGGTGAAATAACTCATGTTGGAACAGACCCAGATTATAGAAACAAGTTTGATTCTATATTATTACAGTGGGGTTTTGACCCTAAACATTATGAGATAGAGGGTTCAGTTCGTGCATCTTCATGGAATGTACAGTTAAAAGGTGGGAGAACAGAAACTTTTTATGCGTTTAAAGGCATTGTAAAGAAGAAAAGACCAGGACATGACAAATATTTCCAGGCATTATTCAAACAAGCAGGTCGTAAACCACCTTTAAAATTAAAAACACATGGCGGTGACACCGCTTTTTTGTTTTTCATGGCAGATTGGCAACTTGGTAAGCGTGATTTTGGTGTAGAGAATACGATTAAAAGATACGACATAGCTTTACAAGATGCAGTAAATAGAATTAAAGAACTGCGTAAAATAGGTGTGCAGATAGATGAAATATATATGATAGGATTAGGCGACCTTACAGAAAATTGTTATGGGTTTTACGATAGCCAACCTTTTAACATTGAACTAACAATGATAGAACAGTATGCGTTGGCTAGGTCAATGATGATGAAAACAATAGATACTTTCTTACCACTTGCAGATAAACTTGTTCTTGCAGGGTCACCTGGTAATCATGGTGAAGCATCTAGGTCACAAAAGGGTCAAGTTGTTACTAACAGATTAGACAATACAGATACCATGCACTTACAAATATGTGGTGAAATTATGAAAGCTAATCCTGATAGGTATGAAAAGGTATCAGTAGAAGTTCCTGATGGCTTTCATCAAGTAATGGATATAAAAGGTGTTACTTGTGGATGGACACATGGACATATGACTTCAGGTGGTGGTAGTAATCCTGAAACTAAAATAGAGAACTGGTGGAAAGGACAGATGTATGGTTTTCTTCCTGCAGGTCAATGTCAAATTCTTGTCACTGGTCACTACCATCACTTTAGAAGTAAGCAACAAGGTGATAGGACCTGGTTTCAATCTCCTAGTTTAGATAAATCCATAGACTTTACCGCTAGAACTGGTATGTGGTCGCACCCAGGTGTCCTTACATTTACAGTTAATAAAAAAGGTTGGGATAACCTAAAAATATTATAAAGGTAACTCTTTATACGCTTTAGCGTTGCCCATAAAATCTTTTTCTGGATAATACTTTAATGGTATTCTTGGGTCTGTCCAATAGTCATATAGTTTATTATGGTCTATCCATACAGGGTCAGCATCTATGCTTTTAAAATACATTATACCTACCTTAACTTCTTTAAACCTTGAACCTTTAAAAGCCATCTCCTGTATCTTGTAGTAGTCTTCTGCTTTTAGTTTGTTAGTTCCTTTAACTTCTATAAAATATATGTAACCTTTACGAACCAGGATATAATCTGGAAGCAGCAGTATCTTTGTTGCGTACCAAAACAAATCTAACTTGTTTTCTTTAGGGTCAGTTCCTATGCGTAGATAATCAATGTACTCTATACATTCGTTATCTTTTAAGTGTCTTTGCATAGCTAAATCTGCCATGTCTTCGCCACTGTTCCTGGATTTATATGAATCTTTGTATGTATTACTCATACACAATCCTCAAACATATAAGCTATACAACCAACACATAATCCATCATGTGTAAGCGTTGTTTGAGGTGGTTCACCACATTCTTTACACTTCATCTCTTTAAAATGGAATGACATCTTGATTACCTCCTTGATTTGTTTGCTCTACAAGTGCATGACACACTTTATATTCCCACTTGTGTATGTTTTTACTATCTACTTCTTTATATCTAGTTCCACAATACCTATTACCCTCTTTGTCTGTATAAAAAATGGTATTTGTTTTACATAAATGCGGTGCTTTATGTAACCTGTCAGGTTCTGGAGGTATATCAAAATTGTAATTTGGATATTTTTCTTTTAATTTAACTTTAAGTTTTTCCACATTAATTGATATACCGCCATCCTCTAAAGCCATTCGCTAGGACAATCAGTATCTCCCCATGCAGTCCAACCGCAACCATTGTTACCCTGGTATGTGCTACAACTCCATGATGGTATCTTAGCAAATCGTTCATCACTTGCTTTTTTCTCCCTGTTGTCTTCTATCCATTCTGAACTATTACATTCAGGACATGCTCTTACAACTGATGCAGTGACTTCACCAAATACTTCCTCTACTATATCTGTATCAGTTGTATTGTTATCTAGCATCTTTAACATGTCCTCTGCTCTAGTCATAAAGACATCCATATTTTCTTTTGTCCACGATTTAATGTCTTTGTCTGCTAATCCATTATTAACTAATTCTTTGTAAGCATTTTGTTTAATGGTTTGTTGTAATGCTTCATCAGGAATCATAACTTCTAGTAATTGATTAAGTTGCTTACCAACATCACCAGTTGTGTTTGTAGGTTCAGCTACCATCTCTTCAACTACCTTGTCCATAGCTGCTTGTTCTTGTTTAGTAGGTTTCTTAACTGGTTTCTTTTCTACCTGGACCTTAGACATCTCTTCTCTGCTAGGTCTTGGCTTTGTACTACCTTGATATTTCCAGTTAGCCAATGCTCTACCTATTGCTGAAGTTTCGCAATTCTCCATCCAGGCATCAGCGTTAGCAAATCCACCTTGTCCTTTAGTTTCTTGTGCTATACCTGTTGCTACTGGTCTTGCATCTTCCTCTTGCTTAAATATTTCTGCTCTTATAGTTACACATGTTCCATCTTCAGTTATGTGTGCTATCTCTGTATTTATTCTTGCATTCGGATTATCTTTCCAAAACACTTTGAGTCTATCTTCTACTGTTTCGTAATTATCTAAATTAAATTTAGGCATTATTCTTCCTCCCTTTTGGATTCATATTTATTTATTACTTCATATATTCTTTGTCGTGTTAGTCCAATTAGATTTCCTAATTTTATAGCAGAAAATCCATGTTTGTACGCATGTACAATTACTTCATCTCTTTGCTCAAGTAATGTACTCACTGTTTGTTTTTTATTATTTATCTCTATTGTTAAAGTTGATAAGCGTTCTTCTATTGCTTCTTCAGGTATAGTATCTACCTCAACTTCAACGCCATGTAAATATTTAATATCATTTATTATTTGAAATGTCATATGTCTTCCTCCATCTATATTCTTGATATATTCTGTACATAAAATTTACTTTATCTGTTAGCCAGTTAGCAACTGTCCATGCACCTATTATATAAATAGGTAGTGACAATAAAAGCATAAGTAATACATTATCCATTACTCCTCCTCTTCCTTGTCAGATTCTTCTAACTGTTGTGCTATCTTCATTGTGTTTTCGTTATGGTCCTGGACAAATTGGTCCAGGAGTTCTGCTAACCTACCTGTGTTGAGTTGTGTCAAGACTATAGACTTCTCAACCTTTTGTCCTCCACATGCGTTAGCTAATTTAATTGCCCAGGTCTTAATAGACTTAGGGTCATCAAATATATTAGGCATTTACTTCACCTCTCTTAAATGTTTTATGTCGCTAGGAATACTGCTATCGTTTAAGTTCCAGTATTGAATACAAAAACAATTCACACAACCTAGTTCTTGGTCCAGGTCCTCCTTACATGTCTTACATCTATGTTCAAATTCATCTATATCTACATGAAACTCTACAATAGAATCTACATCACTATAACTATATGCTTTTATAATATTCGGCATCTTCTCCTCCTCTTCTATTCTTTTGTTTGTTTATTAAGCGGTTTCTAGCTTTACTAATTTAACTAGAAACATATCGCCAAATTCATCTTTTAGTTTTCGCACTTGACATTTAGCTTCATGTTCGTTGTCAAACTCCCATGTGATTCTTCCGCCACGCATGTCAATGCTTTGTACTTGGTATATCATAGTTTCTCCTATGTAATCCTTAGTTTAATCCTACTAGCTTGTCCTTATTACGCCAACTCTTGATTACAAAAGTTATTAGGCAGTAGTCCAGGAGTTAAGCATCAGGATTCCTGGACTATCTACCTTAACTAAGGGGGATGTATTAAGTTTGTTTTAAATAATCTTTTATGTCATTACTCATGTGAAAAGTATTTGCATAGTGATTATCTATTTTAAAATCAACACACTTATTAACCTTTATGTGTCTATATGTATCTAATACTATTTCTTTTTGTTCATCACTTAACAAACGCTTAGCTATTTCATACATTAATATATAATCGTTCTTTGTTGCTAATTTCATTATTCCTCCTTTTTAAATACTGATTTGTATTTACCTAAATATACTTTTAGTTTTAGGTCTTGATTCCAATCCCAATCAACATAAATACCATGTTGATTAAAGACATTTATCAACTGTTTATACAATCTAAATCGTTCTACTGGTCCATAGTTTTTTGGTATATAGTGTTGAAGATAGATGTATTCACCTTTAACTTCTCTTACTAATTTATCCCCATAGTAGTGATTATATTCACGATTCTCTTTGTAAGAATCTTTATAGTCCTGGTAATCCTGGATATTGTACATAACCGCAGGTCCAGTAGCTTTGAACTGCACACTGCCTCCTATACAACTACTGCAGCAATTAAATTCTACTTGCTTGTAACTTCTAGCAATCCAATCACTTGTAGCATCTAAATGGTCAAGTGCTGAATCTAAAGCAGGTAGCAGGTTCTTTTTCCTACTATGCTTCTTTGTGTCTATTGTTTGTGTCATTATTTCTCCTTAGTTTGTTTGTTTGAGTCTAAGACTCCACATGGACTCCAGGATAGAAGTCCATGAAGAGTATTAGTAATTAACTCCACCTTTTACATTCACTCCATCTATTTCGGCTCTCTTATAGAATCCACCTAAATCAAATTCTCCTATTGCACAACCTAAGTACAATTCTCTAACTTTTGCCTGATGTTTTCTAGTAGTCATAGAATAAAACTCATTACATAAAATTACTTTAGTTTCATTTATAAAACTACCATTCTCAACATCTACCACATAAGCGATAGGAGTATTATAAGATTTAATTAAATCGTAGCTAGTTCCCTCTATTCTCCTTAAACTGCCTGTAGTGTTTAATTTATGAATGTTTTCCATCTGGTTAGCTTTACCTAATATCTTTGGTTCTTTGTATATTGTTTTCATTTATTCCTCCTTAGTTATTTTTTTTGTTTATATGATAAGGTTTTAATAACTCATCATATTGATTTTCTAATAATCTATCAACTTCAAAGATATTAGAATTATTTTTTAATTGTTTTTCTAATTTATCTACATTCTTGTAATTAGTTTTAATTATTAAATATATATCCATTATTCCTCCTTAGTTTGTTTGTAATATCCAGATTACTATCTGTGTATTTTATGTTGGGTATTTCTAAGATTTTTTTTCCCACTCTT